CAGGTAAGAATCAGTGCTGTCTTTCTTACCATCGTTATTGACATCACCGTCTTCCTTACCGACAGGATCGAGTGCTTCATTAGTAAATTTAAAATCCTTCACACGAGATGATCCAGCACTCTTGGCATCATACATTGGGTTATCATCCTTACGCTTTGGCATAGGTCTTTTTTCCTTAGGATCTCTGGATCTCGCTTCCATCTCCGCTGCTTCTTTCTTACGATTATACTCTTTATTGATCCTTCCCATAGCAGCACGGTTCTCATCAACCTGCTCTACTTCTTCCATTTTGGCACCAGACTTATGTCTGGTTGTGCCTGCAGAATCAACATAAGTTTCTCTCTCCTTTCTAGGAGATACATAACCAACACCAGGAACTACACCAGTCTTTCCTGCTGCACGGGCAGCATTTCTATCCGCTGCTCTTTGTGCTGCTCTCTTACGATTTCTATCATAAGAGGACATTGCTTCATCAACTTCTACTTCCTCTTTTGACATTCTCTCTTTAGCACGTCTCGCTGCTACACCTTTATAGATGTTGGATGCTTGTTGTGCTTTCTTTGCAGCAGTCTCTTTGTCTCCAGCAATTGCTGCCTTACGACGCATTTCATCTGCTTTCTGTGATGCGGTCAGAGCAAGGTTTGCAGAGATCTCATCAATCTGCTCAACATCTTCACTCATACGGTCAGCAACCTTAAGTGCTGCTTTCTTAATGCCACGCTTCAGAGAAGTCTTTGCTCTTTGTACGGTGGGTTCTGCTGCTCTCTTCAGTTCTCTTGCTTTGTTATAACCTTTGACTGCTGCCTTTGCAAGGAACTCTTTTGCTTTGCTCTTGAGTTTGTCTCTCATACGAGGGGCACCATCACCTTCAGTGTCATGACCCATCGTTACTTTTGCTTCAAGCGCATACTCAATTGATTCTTCAATCTCATCTTCAGAGAATCCCTCTTCAAGCAGTTCATCATACACACCCTCAATAATAAAATCAAACTCATCAATTTCAATGGACTCAAGTAGAGTTCCACCGATCTCTTCAACAGCTTCCTTCATTTCAGGATTAATCTTCACTTTATTAGTGACCTTCTTTTCTTTGATTTCAGGAATGTCATCGGTCTCATTTTCTGAAACCTCAGATACAAACTCCTCTCTCCAGTTGGAGAATCCTTCACCAATCTTAGTTACTATTTTCTTCTTACCATCAGCAGAAGGAACAAACTCACCGTAGTAACCCATGGACTTATCATTCTTATCAATATCGCCACTTACATTGTTATCAATTCTCTTGACTGCTTTCTTAACAGCACCCTTCAGATCCTTTGAAGGAACCTCAATATCTTTTGATTCAGAAACCTTATTCTTCCTCTTTGACATTGCCTTACCAATAGCATCACGACGCTTCATCAGATACTTATCGGTCTTGTCTTCCTTGCCATCATTGTTGACATCACCATCTTCCTTACCAACAGGATCTAAACCTTTACCAGACTTAGTTGCTGCAGTTTGCTCACCTTTCTTCTTCTCACCCTCATAAGGAGTGCCATACTTAGTCATCTCAACTGATGCGATGTTTGGATTTGCACGCAGTTGATTGATCTTTTCACGAGTTGCCATACGAGTGTATGACTTACCACTATTCTTATCTTTTACACGAACTTGATACTTGGTTTCCGTCATTTCTTCAGTAAACTCTACAGACTCACCGAGTTTACCTTTAACAGCAGATTTCTCAGGACCACTCATAGTGGTGTTCTGCATGTACTGAGTATATGCTTTTGACAAAGGAATCTCTTCTCTTCTTGCTCTATAACGAATGTCATAGACAGCTTGACGAACTCTCTTGTCAGAGGATGCTTCTTTCTTATCCTTTCCGCCACCATCACCTTTTGCTTCTGGCTTATCTTCGGATTTTGGTTCTTCCTTCTTGGTTTCTTTGCCAAGTTGAGGTTTGAACACCTCGTTAGCATAGACTTCGCTTAAGTCCAAAAGATTATTCATCTCTGACATTTTAATTTACTCTTTAGTCTTTTTCTTATACTTATTTATGAAGTTACGGATTTCTTTGGTGCCAGTCATTCTCATAACGTATTCTCTATGAGCATCTGTTCCAATTTCTCTTTGATCTGCAGGAATGCCGCCAGGACCAGGATAGTTTTCAACCTTTTCGTTAACATCCTTGATCCATGACTTAAACATCATGTTATCTTCTGTGACACAGATAAGGTAGTTTGCACCACGACGAATGATCTTTCCAACTAGTCCACTGTTGAGATTCTCTACAATGTCTCCAACTTTAAAGATGATTTCATTGACATAGTTTTCACGAAGACTTTCCCAATCAAACTTTGGAGCAATCTCCCAAAGATTCCATCCCTCCTCAACATTCATTCTTTTACGAATGGTTGCCATGATCATCTTTGCTTCTTTGTCATCAATGCTCTTAGGCATACCAGAGCGGAAAGTTTTGAAATCATTTTCTGCTGCTGCTTTACGCATCTTGGATGCGGACATTCCTTCTACACCTTCTGCATCAGGATCTCTCTCACCTGCAGAAACCGTCTCCATGTCAGTGAAATCAAAAAGTTTCCCATTATAAGTATCTGCCTTTGAAAACTCTTTAACTCTATCATCACCAACAACAACACGAACTTTAGTATATCCGTCTTGGTGTGCTTGCTTCAATGCATCATAAACAGTTTTGATGTTTGGATCATTGACAATACTCTTAGAATAATCTGGGAACATCTTTTGCATCAGATCAATCTTTTCATCAGGATCCAAAGGATTCTTCTTGGGATCTACTGAACGAGAAGGATAGATTCGGAGATCTCCCTTTCCTGCTGCTTTCTGTGCTTGCTGGAAAAGTTTTTCGTGTCCAGTTGTAGGAACATTAAATCTACCAAAAGTCAAAGTGACTTCACCACGATCTTCTTTTGGTGAACCATCTGCATTGGTAGGTACAGGCATCCTGCGAGGAGTGCCATCAGCAAATGTCCCAAAGTCACCCTGAGGTTCAGCAGGTGCTGCAGCAGGTTCTGCCTTTGCTGCTGGTGCTGCCTGTTGTGGTGCTGCTTTAGGTGCTTCAGCAGATCCTTGATCGGGATCTTTGCCTTGACGTTGACCTTTATTATAAAACTTTAGTTTACCCTTTTCAGTTTTTGCAACGAACTCACCATCTTTATACCATCCTCCATGACCATCACCCTTCAACCCAAGTCTTGATGCTTGAGTTGCAGGTGAAGTTGCTGCTTCTTTTATAAACTGTATAAAACTTTTCATTTGTCGTTTCACCATAACATTATTTAGTACCAATGGGTTTGTACCCCGCTGGTTTTACGTCCCAATTCTTCGTCGCGGTGAAATTCGCTCTGGAGAATTCAAGACGATCAACCAGTTTGAGTGCCTTACCAGACCGAATCGCAACGAACCCCTCTGGCGCAGTAACTTTATACCCAGACTCCGTGCGAAGGAATGTTCCCAACGTTTTAACCTTCTCCAGTTTCTTGACAATGATGCTTTTAGCTGACTGTAGATTAATATACGACGCAACCGTGAAGTAAACGGACCTTTTATTGTCCTTAAGAAATTTGAGACCATTTTCTTGGATAGTTCTGTACTTATCCTGTGTCTTAGCAGTCTTTTTCGATTGTATTTCTTTATCTAACAATTCTTTATAATAGATCGAAAAATCGCTCGCAACCCTTTGCGTATTAGTAATGGATTTTCCTTCTCTAATGTATCGATTAAAAAACTGCTTGAACAGGGTGGATAGAAGAAACTTTCCCTCTCCAGTTTCTCCTAATATATTTAGGAAAGAAGAAGCTTGCTTTAGAGAACCTATCGTTTTTCTGATCTGTGCGGTATATGCACTCAGTTCTGATGCGGATAAAGTAGATTCTCCTGTGGCATCAGTAAAGTCAGAAGAGAACACCATCACATTAGGATTCTTCCTCATCTTTGAAATATCAACACCAAAAGATGGTGACATGTTTCTTAAAGATGGTCCTCCACTATAAGAAGTGTGAAACACGATTCCAAGTTTTGCTGTCTTTACTCTTTTACCAATATCACTATCAGCAGGGACAGCATACACAATAGTGTTAGGTTGAAAAGAAATAACTTTCTCCCTGTTAATCACTTGAGCACTTTTATCATCCGTGAACAAGAGATCCCCTTGCACAACTCCTTTGATTCCTAACGAAGGAAGATATTTGAGACATGCTTTCAGTTTTGCTGCAAGATCTCCACTGTAATACTGATCAACATCAGCATCATTTACACAGATCTTAGGCAACTGGGCAAATGCACTCTTAGTAGCAACAAAAAAGTTTCCTGTTGACGGATGCTTGCCACAGACTACTGCTGGTGCTCCATCCCATTTTGTAGTAATCCGAACATTAGATCTAGGTTCGGACAACATCTTACCAAGTTCAATCAAAAAGGCAACTGCGTTTTTTCCGCCAGCGGCACCATCATTGAGAATGTCATCCTCCAGGTGCTCTAGGTGAGTGTTTTGCTTTGACATACCAGTATTATACCTCGTATCGGATCACGATGGCGTTCTGACGGACACCTGTAACTTTGTCCTTACCTCTGCCCTTGAGAGCGAGACGGACTCCCGCTAGTTTCATTACATCTCTGATTGCTTTTTCATCGATGGATTTTACTCCATCTTCAGTCATAAGATGAGTTGCTGCTCTATCATCACCATTGAAAAGCATATCACCAGTCATGCACTCATGAGTAAGATTATATTTAAACGTATCATATGCAGCAGCTGCTCCAGGACTTTTCTTAGATCCTAAAACTTCTTGTAGTTGCTCATTTAAACCTCCAGACTTTTTAATATCTGCAAGGATTGCCTTTGCTTTTGGTTGTGCAATCACACCCTTTGCATTCTCACATTTATTGTTTATTTGTTCCAAAACTAACTGCAAATATCCTAATGTAACTGCATCTGTAGGACAACCAATATCTTGTGCAGTTTTTTTCAACACTTTTTGAAACACGGACAGGGACTTATCAATACCAGCACTTGATAACTGATATGCTTTACCCCATTTCATAGAGCACTTATATGTGGTTCCTCCAGATTCAAACATAATATCAGTCTTTGGTTCTTCACCACCACCAGACATTTTTTTAAATGACTTATAGTAAGTCTGTCTAGAGTTCAGAGTTCTCGGTGCCATCTTTTCAACAATCTCTTCCGCTTTATCTTTTATATTTTTAGGTATGGAAGTATACCTTGAAGCTGCATCGTCATAGTCCTTTTGATTTTGCTTGGACTTATTGACGATTTTACTTGTGGCAGCATACATTACAGCATGTTCAAACTGAAGTCCTTTATTTGCCACTGGATTAAGAGATAGTTTTAAGTATTTATTTTACCTATGCAAGTTTACCATGAGGGGCAAACCTTTTTCCAACTTTCAAAGAAAGATACAACATATCAGTCCAAAACTCTGGTTCATTCTTTTTCTTTGCTAATGCATCAGAGAAAAAGTGGAGTTGCATAAGTTTGGATTGAGCAACACCTTTAGACTTAGAGTTCTTTGATTCATACATTGAGATTATTCTACTTTTAAACTCTGCATAGTTTTTAGTCCCTGTTATGACTCCATTCAAACTCTTATACATCTTTTCATAATCTCTCCTATCATTCAAAAACTCATCTTTTGTTTTAGGATACTTATTATTATCATTCACAAATGTAGCACTTGGGTTTCTACTCTTCAATAACTTACCAACCATGGCAACAGGTGCTGCGCCACCTCTACCTCCACTGCCTTTTACAACACTTTCAAACTTCAAGTTTGAAAACCCAGAGGTAGGAGTTCTTATTATATTAATAGTATACTTTCCAAAAAGACAATATCCACCTTGGTTCATGTCACCAACATTTTTATCCATTTTAGTTTTCATTTCAAATTTTATATCACTCATATTGATTTCTTCAACCTTTGCAAACTCAATCTTCTTAGGATCTCTGTTCACGTATATAAAACTTGCTGTTTCCTTAGGGTCAATTTTTTTCAAGGACAAACCAATAAGTCTATTTTCTTTCAGCATCTTCAAAAGAACATTATTCAACTCCTTTAGAGTTGCAGTTCCGTCTTCTTGAATCGCTCTGTCTATCTCTGATTTTACCTTACCCTTATCCTTTACTGCCCAGATATCAGCAGGGTTCCAAGTTTCATACTTTCCAACATCCTGCAACTTTCCAGAAGCAGTAACTTCTTTTACAATCTGGCACTGCTCTTTGATAAACTTCATAAAGTCTTGACCACCGTGCTCAAAGATATCCCATTGAGAAGGTTGAAACTTTTTAAAAAATGCCTCTTGGTGTTCAAAATAACTATGCGTCCATTCTTTCAGTCCATCATTATAGTTTCCACTAAAAATTTTATCAAGACCACTTTTTGTATCTGCATCATTTAAAATGTCAGCACCACTTGTAAACTTTTTATTTTTCTTTAAAACCTGAGTAAGAACAAAAGCACTTCCTGCTTCTTGAATATCTGTAGGGATTTTTGGAGGCGCTCCAGAGTCTGCTATTTTTATCATCAAGATGCTCTCACCAGCATCATACTCTAACTTACCCAGTTCGTAAGATCCAGAAAAGTTTTCATCTAAGATTTTGGTTACATTATTTTTAAGTGCTTTTTCTTGAGCAAGAGTAAACTTTTTTTCAAAGAATAACTCCACTCCTTGTCCAACCATTGCACTATCATCAAGTGCAGTTCTTCCGATTTTGTCTAACTTATCAAAATATTCTTTAACATTCTTTGCGTTAGCTCTTTCCATCTCAATACTTTTTAGGTATTTAGAAATGGAGATAAGGAGACTCGAACTCCTGACATCCTGCTTGCAAAGCAGGCGCTCTACCAACTGAGCTATATCCCCTTGTTTTTTTCTTCCTTATTTAGTTTGAAATATAAACGATAATATCTTTTTTTCATTTCGTCAAGTGTATCCATGTCGTCTTTGAATCCCATATACTTGAGGAGTTGATAAGACCCCTCAAGATCTGAGATGAGACGTAGGATATTGACAGGTGTGACTTCAAACCCACCAAACACATACTTTCTAAAATCAGAGTTTGCCACTAACAACACCACTGTTTACAACGCGAGTATAATCACCAAGTGTGCCATCTTGCAAGCACTTAAGATGCCAACGGGTGATCTTTAGAACACCATCATAAGTACCCCCTGTAAGGAAGTTGGCACCAAGAATAGGTTCTTTTAAAACACTGGTATAAAGACCAAAGCGAGTTTTTCTGATATAGAAGGCATCATCAATCCATTCAACATCCTCAGGGATAGTTTTTTCAATAGTTGGATTATTTCCAAGTGAAGTTCTTATAGAATATTTTTTTTCGTTGTTTTTTTCTCGTCGCTGTGCTTCTTCAAGCATTTCTTCATGCGTCATCAGATTCTTCCTTTAATTTCTTATTAAATCCGAAAGGTGCAGATTTTTCTTCTTCCTCCAGTCTCATCTTGTGAGCAAGAGAGCAGACGGATTCCATAACTTTAAGACAATCCTCTGTCTTAGATCCCTCGGGCATATTACGAAGGATGATATCAAACAAAGGAAAGAATCTATCTGAGGCTGCTTGTACCTCTGCGGGTGATAAAGGGTCTTTATTCACAGGTCTCCCTCCGCACGATTTTCGGAATAATAAACGTCAAAGGCACCACCAGGATAGCGTGCTTCCAGTTTCTTTACATTCCGTGCAATCACGTCATCAAAAGAAATTCCAAGTGCCATACACGCTTGAGCAACATACCACATCAGGTCACCAAGTTCAATGATCAGGTGTTCTTTGTTATGACCATCCCAAGGTTTACCCTGAAAAATCATCTTCTTGATAATCTCAAGAAACTCACCACCTTCAGCATTGATACCGACACCAGCAGTCAGAAGACGTTCAATATTTGCACCCTGCTCATCCAGTTCCACAAGGCGATTGGAGAGTGCAAGGAAATCAGTAGATGCTTCAGATGTAACAGCATCAACAAACTTTTCGTACTTTTCAAAATCAATAGATTTGGTCAAAACTTCAACTCCGCGAACTTGTTCTTAAACTTGTTGGATTCCTCAAAATCATACTCTTCTTCTTTTGTGCTGTCAAGCATATCATCTTGAGCAGACTGCTCACAATCATACAGACGCATCTTGGCGCGATCAATACCAACAACAAAACGTTTGTAAACGTTGAGATCATTATACCTGTTCTTCAACTGTTTCACAAGAATCTGTCCAAGTGATTCAAGTTCCTCAGTAGAAATAAGGGCAAACATAAGATCAGCAGTAGCAGGGAGACCAAAGGACTCACTTGTATCAGTAAGCTCCACATCAGAGCTACCATAACCAGAACGAGTGGTCTGCGTGGCAGATATGATAGGGACGTTTGCTTCAACAGCCAGTCCTCTAAGTTCTTCTGCAATAGCCTTAATATAAGAATATGAATTGACAGTGCCACCCTGGCGATACCTAGAGGAAGCGCATATATTAAGGTAATCAATGAAAATAATATCAGGTCTAAATGACTTCTTAAGTGCAAGTTCGTTAAGAAGTGCCCTAAAGTGTCCACTATGTGCGCTCGCTGTTGGATACTCCTTGATAATCAAGGTGCCTTGAGTTTTCTTAGCAAGATTATTTACCTTAGTTTCAAACATCATCTTTGGCAAATCAACAATCTCTTGAATGTTTACGTCAAGGAGGTTTGCGTCAATACGTTCAGCAATTCTTTCCTCTGCCATTTCAAGTGTGATATAGAGTACATTCTTTCCTTGCAGTAAACTGGAAGCAGCGACATGGCACATGAATAGAGACTTTCCGACACCCGTACCAGCAAGAGCGATATTGAGACTCTTATTAACCAAACCACCCTTTGTGATCTTGTTAAAGTATTCAAGGTCAAAAGGAATCTTCTCCTCCTTTCTGTGATATACCTCATATCGCGCCTCATAATCTTGAAGATAATCGTGTCCAACGTTATTGTCAAAACTCACGCCAAGAGCGTCAGAAAGAATACTAGGGATAGCATCCCGATTCTTCTTCTCATCTTGACCGTCAGCAATGCTGATTGACTCCATCAGTGCCAGATAAATGGCACGATCACGACACCACTTCTCAGTGGTATCAGTGACCCACTGTAAGTCAGTAGGTTCATCATCCAAAGATGACACAATGTCAATGAGTTCTTTGAAAGAGGATTCATTGACATCTTTTCTATTCTCAATCTCAATACTCAGAACTTCCTTGGTTGGAAGTTCGTTGTATTGTTCAACAAAAGATTGGATCTCTTCAAATACAATCCTTTGGTTTGGATTCTCAAAGTATTCAGATTTAATAAAAGGAACTACCTTTCGGAGATATTCCTCATTATGTAAGAGGTTTCTAAGTATTAGAAACTCAACCTTCTCCATAGGAAAACTCCTTTCTTGCAATTTGGTCTAGTTGTTGCATCACTTCTTCAGTGAAGTAAGTTTCTGGTTCTTTCAAGATCTGTTTTGCATAGACCTTTTTACCATTCATCTCATAACGACCTGCCACATTTTTCCAGAGACCACCCAGTTCTCCCAACTCAAGAAGACCATAATATCGATCAAGACCACGCTCATCGTAATAAAGGCGCACCGTAACATCTTTGTTCTCCTTACTCAAACGCGACTTAGCAGTCTTTGCTTTAATAAGATTTCCGACAACTTCAGTTCCATCCTTTTCTTTTTTCTTAGACAAATAGATAATCGTAGATGCAGCGTACTTGAGACCACTACCTCCACCCATTTCTTTTGTAGGAACGTAAGCGCCGATGACATCGTAGGTATGATTCGTAACTATCATTGGAATGTTTGCTTGACCTAACTTGAGAGTGAGCATACGGAACGCACCTTTAATCAGTTGTGATTTTGTCATATCACGAACCTGCTTATCGTTGAGTGCGTCAGTAATCTCCTTCTCAGTGGACAGCATACCCAGAGAGTCTAGCACAAACATAAGTGGTTTGCGTTCATCCTCAGGTTTTTTTAGGTATATATCTACTGCCTTCAGTGCTTTGCTACGAAACTCCTCAACCGTAACAACATTTACAACTACAGTTCTTTCAAGATCTAACCCACGATCTGCGAGAAGAGCCTTGTTAACAGCGGCTTCAGTGTCAAAATATAGACACATGCCGTCAGGATTAGAATCAAGGAAGTTCTTGACGACAGCAAGACTGAAGAAAGTTTTTCCAGTGCTAGACTCGCCAGCAATGGCAGTAATCTTATTCCCAGATACACCACCAAATATACTACCTGA